TCTTTATAGCTACTGAATTTGGAGGTGAATCAGGTGAAGTTCAAAACGTGGTCAAGAAACTAGAGCGGGAGGCGCGTGGTTTGCGGGGCAGTCGTGCGACAGTCGATCAACTTGCTGATGAGATAGGTGACGTTCTGATCTGTCTCGATAGTCTGGCGCGATGTTACGGGATTGACCTTGAGCAAGCCACCGCCCGCAAATTCAATAAGACGAGTGATGCTAATGGCTTCGAGCACAAACTATAACCGAGAAGGGGGAAGATGATGCATATCAACCTTAAAAAGCTGCACCCGGATTTCTGGAATGGGTTCCTGACGACATGGATGCCGGAACATTTCGCGCGACCGACAAGGGCCGTGCGCTTTTGGCCGTCCGCGCCCACCTCGAAAGGAACCCCGATGCCTAACGCCACCCGCCTAGCCCGTCGCTGGATCGCCAGCCATGTTAGCGCGCATGGGGCGCGGTGGGGGGAGTTGCCTGAAGGGCCAACCTGATATACGAACCTCAACATGGAGACGAAGCCCATGTCCGACCTCACAAATTACGAACAGACCGTGCTCCGCATGATCGAAGAGGCTGCTGAAATGGGCTTCCCCTGCCCCTCAAACCTCGACATCGAAATGGAGCTTGGCTGCAACTCCACCAGTGTCGCGCCAGTCGTTGTCCGCAGGCTTGAAGAGAAGGGATTGATCCTCGTGACACGATACCAGCGCGCCAGAGAGATCACCGTCACCAGCACAGGCTTGAGCACCGCTCGCCATCCGCAGCGCCAGACCACCAGATCACACGTTCCTCGCGGCGCAGGCTCCGCTTCAGGTAAGCTCGCCAAGGTCAGCCGGAGGATGAAATGAGCCTCCACACAGAGATCACCAAGCAGTGCCGTGAGATCGAAGCACAGGGATGCAAGCCTACCGCGATCCTGTTGAACTTGGACACCAAGGTAAGACTCATCGAAACCATTCCCGAGAACCGCAAGTCGTGGTTCCGCCCCTCACCCATCGCCAGCACTGACGCTGACAAATATCGCGGCCTGCCTATCGTTCTGGACTGGACGATGACTACAGGAGAGGTGAAGGTCGCATGAGCAATGAGTGGACAGATGAGGATAAGGCAATCGCAGTCGCCATGAAGCGCGTCCGCATTCCCGCCAAGGATATTGCGGCCCGCCTCGGCAGAACCGTGTCTTCGGTCAGCAAAATCACAGCGAAGGCCAAAGCAAAGCGCAGGCTGGATGGCCGTCGCGGCGCAAAACTCAGCAACAAGTTTCTGAGCGTCGTCACAATGCACGATAGCACCGGGGCCGAATAGCCATGAGCAACGATGTCGTCATCTACACAGAGCGCGAACTCACATGGGATGAGCAGGTAGAGCACTTGCTCGCAGAGGTGGCCTCTGGCCGCGCACTGACCACGGTGCTTCGCGAAGACGAGGGGATGCCCACGCAGCGAGCCTTTTGGGGCAGGATGATGCACGACGAGGCTCTGGCGCAAAAAGTCGCGTGCGCGCGCGAGGCTGGGGTCGAGGTCATCATGGAGCAGGTTCGCGACATCGCCGACACGCCCGTTGAGGCTGTCGAACTGACGGAAGAGTTTGGCCCTGATGGCGTGAAGCGCCGCCGCACCGTGAAGGAAGCGCTCGGCCACCGCCGCCTTCAGATCGAGACGCGCCTGAAGTATGCGGCCATGATTAAGCCGCGCAAGTATGGCCCGAAGCTCGACCTCACCAGCGATGGCGAGAAGCTGTCGAGCATTGCTGACGCGATTGCAGAGGGCAACCGCAGGATTGAGGAAGGCCGCAAGTGAAGGCAAGGCACCCCCGCATCAATTGCTGCATCATCGGCTGCAAGCGCGGCTCGACGCAGTGTGAGCCGGGGTGCCTCATCATCTGTGGTAAGTGCTGGCGCAAGGCACCGAAGGCTCTGCGCACGCGCCACACCGACTGCCTGCGGCTGATGCGCAAATACCAGCGCCGCCTCGACACCGAGAAGGCCCGCGTGTTCGAGCTTCGTGCCGACCGCATCTGGTCTTCGATCCGCGCCATCCTCAATGACGACGAGCTTCAGGAAATGCCCGAGCAACTGCCCGCCCTGATGGCTGAAGAGCTTCGCCGCATGGGCATCGTCTGATGGCTGAAAGTCCCGAGATCACACTGGCGCGGCGCATCGGCGAGTTCCGCTACAGCCCGCGCGACTACGCCAAGTTCGCCTTCCCTTGGGGAAGCGAGAAGCTGCCCGAGCTTGGCCTGCGCTCGTGGCAAGACGAAATGCTCCACCAGATCGAAGAGCACCTGCAAAACCCGCTGACCCGCCACATGCCCCTGCGCATCGCCCGCGCCTCGGGCCACGGGATCGGAAAAGGCAGGTGCAAAAGCACTTTATTTCTCACTCCCTGTGGCCCATACACCGCTGATGGAAAGGCAGGTGGCATGGCGCTGAAACTATGGGGCGACCTTAAGGTCGGAGACTTTGTGTTTGGTGCGGACGGGGCGCTGACGCGGATCGTGGCGACGAACGATTATCGGCGGCAGCATTACCGTGTCACGTTCGATGATGGCTCAAGCACGGTAGTATCGGGCGAGCACGAGTGGAATGTGCGCGGGAGACAGGAGCGCCGCAGGGGGTTGGACGGCTGGCGCACCATCGAGACACAGGAAATCATCGCTCTCGGCGTGAAGCGCCCTAACGGCAAGTCTCTGGCGCGACAGTGGGAGATACCCATTCAAGGGGCGGTGCAGTTTGAGACAGCGGCTGGCCTGCCTCTCGACCCCTATGTGATGGGCGTGTGGCTGTCAGATGGCAGTAAGGGCCGTATCACCAAATCCAGCCCCGCTGTGCGCGATAAGCTGCGCCAGCGCCATCATGGCGCGGTTGTCGAGCACGCGGGCGGAAAAGGGGTGGGCATTCATAGTGTCGATTGGAGCGCCGACCCCGTGCTGCGCTGCCGCTCGTGGGAGAAGTATATCCCCGACCGTTACAAGTTCGCATCGGTTGAGCAGCGGCGCGCTTTGTTCGAGGGGTTGTGCGATGGCGATGGCGAGGTGAACGCATCTAGCTCTATCGGGTATTCGTCGTCGTCGGAGAGGTTGGTCGATGACATGATTTGGCTCGCCCGCTCCCTTGGCTACAAGGCCAGAAAACAGCCAACGGTCAAGCACCCGACATACACTCACGGAGGCGAGAGGCGGGATGGCAGGCCGAGCTACCGGGCCACGATCAACTGCCCGACCAACCCCTTCATTCATGAGGGCCGCGCTGCCGCGTGGAAGCCGAGTGAGGCGCGATACCTGTCCCGCTGGATCGACAGCATCGAGCCTGTCGGCATCATGGACGGCATGTGCATCACCGTCGAAGCGGAAGATCATCTGTATCTGGCAGATGACTTCATCGTGACCCACAACTCGGCTGGCATCAGCGTGGTGAACAAGTGGGCGCTCGACACGCTGGTGGACACCCGCATCGTCATCACCGCGAACACCGAGGGCCAGCTTCTCACCAAGACCAGCCCCGAGCTTGCGAAGTGGAACGCCCTGTCAATCACCTCGCACTGGTTCAAGGCCAACGCGATGAGCCTCGCCTCGCTTGAGCCGGGGCATGGGCAGTCATGGCGCTCCGACCTCGTGACGTGGAGCGAGCGCAGCACCGAAGCGTTTGCCGGTCTGCACAACAAGGGCAGGCGCATCGTCCTGCTGTTCGATGAAAGCTCGGGCATCATCGACAAGATTTGGGAGGTCAGCATGGGCGCGCTGACCGACGAAGGCACCGAGATCATCTGGCTCGCGCTGGGGAACCCGACCAAGAACACCGGAGCCTTCCGCCGCGCCTTCGGTAAGGATCGCTCCCTGTGGAACACAGCGCAGATCGACAGCCGCACGGTCGAAGGCACCAACAAGCCCTACCTTCAGCAGATCGTGGACACCTACGGCGAGAAGCATGACATCACCCGCGTGCGCGTGCTCGGCCAGTTCCCCTCTGCCTCGTCGATGCAGTTCATCGGCACCGATCTGGTGGCTGCTGCGCAGGAGCGCCCACTGCCCGAAACCCTGCCCTCTGACCCTGTGGTGTTCGGCGTGGACTGCGCCCGCTTCGGCGATGACAAGAGCGTGCTCGCCATCCGCTGTGGCCGCGATGCCCGCTCGCGCCCTTGGAAGGTGTGGGAGCACATGGACAGCATGACCATTGCCGGTGACATCGCGCTCGAAGCGCGCCGCTGGCACCCCGAGGCAATCATGGTGGATGCTGGCAACATCGGCGGCGCTGTGATCGACCGGCTGCGCCAGTTGCTCGGGCCTGACGTGCCGGTGATCGAGGTGTGGTTCGGCGGCGCTGGCGGGGAGACAGAGCTTGACCCCGGCATCACCATGCGGACGAAGAACAAGCGCGCCCTGATGTGGACGAAGATGCGGCACTGGCTGGCTGGTGGCTGCATCCCGCCGACACAGGAACTCGACGACGATCTGGTTGGCCCCGAGTATGGGTTCGACGAGGATCAGGCGATTATCCTTGAGCGCAAGAAGGACATGAAGAAGCGCGGCCTGCCCTCGCCAGATCACGGTGACGCGCTGGCCTGCACTTTTTCAGAACCCATCATGCCACGAACCGTCCCCGAATATTTGAACCCGGAAAACTACGATCACCTCTCCGGCGACCGTTACAGCGAGCTTGATTGAGTTCTGCGTCGCGTTGTGCAAAAAGGTGGGGGCAGCGGTGCGGAAACACCCTGCCCCCGATCAGCACTACAGGAGAGCGCCGATGATCTATTCCGTCTCTGTAAGACCCGTCCGTATCGAAGGCAATATCGCCTATGTCCCGCTGACCAAGGGATATGAGGCCGTGATTGATGCTGCCGACGCAGCCCTTGTCGGCCAGTGGAATTGGCACGCGATGGAGGATGGTGGGCGCGTCTATGCGGCGAGAAAGGATCACTCGGCAGGGCGCTCTGAAACGGTGCGCCTCCACCGCTTGCTCACTGGTGCCGCGAAGGGCGTGATGGTCGATCACCGCGATGGCGATGGCCTCAACAACCGTCGCAAGAACCTGCGAACCGCAACCAACTCACAGAACCAGCACAACCGCAGGCCGCAGCAGGGCCGGTGCTCACTGAAGGGCGTGTCGTGGCACTGTCAGGCGCGGCGCTGGCGGGCGCATATCTCGGTTGATGGACGCAAGCGCCATTTGGGCTTATTCGACACACCAGAGGCGGCGCACGCTGCATACTGCAAAGCCAGCACCGAACTTCATGGCGAGTTCGGGCGGGTGAATTAGGAGAAGACGAAATGCTGACCAATGGACTGCCCATCATCGAGCCGCGCCGCCCCACCACCAAGGTGAAGATCAGCCCGAGTATGCTGCCGATGTTCGCCACGATCTGCCCGTTCGACATCATCGGCTCTGAAAAGAGTGGCGACGGCGTTGTGGTGCTCGTGCTCGAAGGCAACGGACTTCCGCAGGCCGAGTGGAGCACGATCATGTGCGAGCGCAAGGGCAACAAGTCGGTTGTGGAGGTCGTCGGTGTCAACGCATAACCCATCGGCCCCACCGCCACCGGGCCTGCCGTCCATGCCGAAGCACCCCTTCGACAAGTGGCTCATGGATCAGGCCATCGCAGGCCACGACCGCATGTGGCTTCAGCGCAACCGCCCGATGCTGCTGAAGCGGTGGAAGCGCGACGACAGCCACTTGCCCCCGCCGCCGCCAGTCGAGCCGCGCCCGGTGCCGGATCGCTACAGTGAAGTTTAACCAAGGAGAAGACTGATGAACGAGTGCAACGAAGCCCCCAAGCAGACCTATGGCGAGATCGCCGTGGGCCTCACTTTCAACCCCGGTGGCAACCCCGATGTCGAGAAGATCAAGCGCGCGTTCGCCGATCTCATCGACATGATGGCCGAGCTTCGCCTCACGGCTGGCTCCGCTGGCAAGCCCGAGCAGGCCCGCCTCGCTTCGGTCGCCATCACCGAAATGCAGACCTCGCAGATGTGGGCGGTCAAGGCCGTTACCTTTAACGGCTGATTGACCCGCGCAGCCGGGGCGCGTAATCCCCGGCACCTTGGTGGGGCGTAGCTCAATGGTAGAGTAGCGGCTTCCAATCCCGCTGGTGTGAGTTCGATCCTCACCGCCCCCGCCATGATTCAACCCACCCCCGCAGACAGGTAATCCTCCGGCCACAGCCACAGGAGGCCACCATCTGCGCGCCCAAAACCCCTGACATTCCGACCATGCCCGAACGGCAGCAGACCAAGCTGCCCGACGCAGGCGCGTCCATCACCGTTGACGACCGCAAGCGGATGCGCCGCGCCATGTTCGCTGGCCTCAAGGGGACAACGCAAGGCGCGCTTGGCAATCCCACCGTGGCAGCGCCCACGCTAGGCGCGTAATGGCAAAGACCCTCCGCGAGAAATGTGAAGAGCGCCTGCTGGCGCTGAAGCGGCTGCGCGAGGACTATGACCCCGAGTGCCTTGAGATCGCGCGCTTCATGCAGCCGCACCGCTCGCGCTTCCTCACCAGTGATCGCGGTGCCGCTGGCAACCGCAACAAGACGAACCGTGGTGTTCGCCGCGAGTGGAACAACAAGCTCGCCGACACCTATGGCCTGAAGGCCGCACGCATCCTGACCAACGGCATGACCAGCGGCCTCACCAGCGCCTCGCGCCCGTGGTTCGTGCTCAACTTCGATGATGAGAACCTGCGGGATCGCCCCGGCGTGCGCGACTGGCTCTCCGAGGTCGAGCGCAGAATGTATGCCTTCCTCGCCCGCACCAACTTCTACGGCGCTGCCAAGACCGGCTATGCCGAGAACGGCCTGTTCGGCACCGAAGCCTGCCTGATGATGGAGCACCAGACGCGCGGGATGGTGTGCCACAACTTCACCTTCGGCGAATACTGGATCGCGACCGGCGACCACCGCGAGCCTGACGTGCTCTACCGCGCCTGCCCGCTGACCGTCCGTGAGGCTGTCCAAATGTTCGGCAACAAGGTGTCGCGCGACATCATGGATCGCTACGACAAGGGCAACTACACCGACATCGTAAACTACTTTCAGGCCATCGAACCCAACAGCGACTTCGCAGGCGAGTTCGGCCAGATGCCGTGGCGCTCGGTCTATTGGGATGCTGATGACGGCAAGAGCAAGACCGTCTCGGTGCGTGGCTTCATGGATCAGCCCTTTTGGGCGGCGCGCTGGGACGTGGCGAGCGGCGAAACCTACGGCACCTCGCCGGGGATGGAAGCCCTGCCAGCCGTGCGTGAAATCCAGCTTCAGGCCCGCCGCCGCAACGAGTTGGTGGACAAGCTGGTCAAGCCCGAAATGGTAGCACCGACCAGCATCCGCCTGACCGGCCAGCCCGGTCGCATCGTCTCTGGCTCCGGCATGACGAAGGAGAACTTCATCGTTCCCTACGTCCCCGAGTGGCAGGCGGTGCAGGCTCTGCGCGAAGAGCGCGAGAAGCTGGAACGCGAGATCGACGCCCTCACCTACGCCGAACTGTTCAACGCGATCACCAATATGCAGGGCATCCAGCCGCGCACGGTCGAAGAGATCGCTGCGCGCAACGAGGAAAAGCTCACCCAGCTTGGCCCTGTGATCGAGCGTGTCAGCAACGAGAAGCTGCGCCCGATCATCGAGCGCACCTATGGGATCATGCTGCGCGGCGGGCTGCTGCCGCCCGCACCAGAAGACATCGCCGAGCGTGAAATCAAGATCGAGTTCGTGTCGATCCTCACGCAGATGCAGCGCATGGTCGGGATCGGAAGCCTTGAGCGCACCGCCAGCTTCATTGGGAACCTCGGCGGCGTGCGCCCCGATGCGCTCGACAAGCTCGATGTGGACGAACTCATCGACGACTACGCCGACCGCGCTGGCGCTCCGGCCCGCATCATCCGCTCGGCCAAGGAAGTCGAAGAGGATCGCGCGGCCCGCGCGCAGCAGCAGCAGATGGCGCAGATGGCCGAAATGGCTCCGGCCATGCGTGATGGCGCAGAGGCGGCGCGCCTCCTGTCCGAGGCTGATGCCAATGTCGGTCGCGGCGAACTTCCGTCGATGTTGCCGGTATGATCTCCACCAGACAAGACGCAGAGTTCTTGCTTGCTCGCCCCGAGTTCCTGCGGGTCATGTATGACGTGATTCAAAGCGCAGGACTTCTCGGCAATAACGAAGCAGCCGATGGGCGAACAGTGCGTGACCAGAGCCTCGAATGGCACTCGGGACGCCGCAGCTTGGGGCATGAACTACTGCTGATGATCGAGCAGGGCCAACCGGACGCATTGCGTTCGCCAGACGGCTCTCCGCTGATGACACTCAACGCAGTTCTTCGTGAAGCCATCACCAACCCCAAGGAGAAGACCCGTGGCAGACGCAGCAGAAATGACGACGACAGATACGACGACCTCGACGGAGACGACAGCGCCCGCTGACGCCGCGCCGGTTGTCGAAACTGGCACCACCACCACCACCACGCAGGAGCCTGTTGCTGATGAGGGCACCCTTTTGGGCGGCGCGAGCAAGGAAGCGGTCGAAGGTGACGTCGGCGATCCGGCTGAAGTTGCACAGGCTGAAGGCCCGCCCGAAGCCTACGAGATCGCGCTGAAGGATGCTGACGGCAACGACATGGCGCTCGACGCCGATCTGCTGGCCGAAGCCACCCCGATCCTCAAGGAGATCGGCCTGACCAACGAGCAGGCGAACAAGATCGCACCGATGGCGCTCAAGATGATGCAGCACGGCGCGGCGCAGGCCGAAGCGCAGGGCGAGCAGATGCTGGCTGCTGCGAAGAAGGACTGGCTCGATCAGTTCAAGGCCAGCGAGCTTGGCGGTGCCAAGGCCGATGCCACGCTGCACACCGCGTCCAAGGCGCTCGACGCCCTCGGGTTCACCGAAGGGACGCCGTTCCGCGACTTGCTCAACGTCAGCGGGCTGGGGAACCACCCTGACATGATTACCACGTTCTTCCGCCTCGGCTCGCTGCTGTCGGAAGAGGACACCTTCGCCAACCCCGGTGGGGCCAGTGAAACCAAAACGGTCGGCCATATCGACCTCTACAAAGATGAAGGGAACTAACCAATGGCAACTCTCGGCACGACCTACCTGAACCTCATCGACCAGATGAAGAAGGGTGAAAACGGCCTCTACGAAATCGTGGAAGCACTGCACCAGCTTTCGCCGTTCATGCGCGATGCGAACGTGCTCACCTGCAACAGCGGCACCAAGCACAAGCACGCGATCCGCACCGGCCTGCCTTCGGTTTCGTGGGGCGCTCTGTATCAGGGCATCCCGCAGTCGAAGAGCCAGATGACCGAGGTGGAAGACACCACCGGCTTCGTCGAAGGTCTTTCGACCGTCGATACGCGCCTGCTGAAGCTCTACGGCGAGAAGGCTCGCCTGATGCGCGCCAGCGAAGGCCGCAGCTTCCTCGAAAGCATCGCACAGGAAGTCGAAAGCTCGATCTGGTATTCGGACGTGCGGGTGAACGGCAAGAAGTTCCACGGCCTCGCGCCGCGTTACAACACGCTTGCCAACCCCTGCGTGGTCGGCGGCGGCGGCTCCGGCTCGGACAACACCTCGATCTGGATGGTCACTCACGGTGACGGCCAGACCAGCGTTATCACCCCTGAAGGCATTGCTGCCGGTGTGACGCAGGAAGACATGGGCAAGCAGCGCGTCCTCGACAGCGCTGGCAACCCCTACTACGTCATGGAAGAGAAGTTCGAGCAGCACGTTGGTATCGCTGTGAAGGACTGGCGCTACACCGGGCGCATCGCCAACATCGACGTGTCGGACGCTCTGGCCGGTAACGTCAACCTCTACCGCCTCCTGACCAGCCTGTTCTACAAGTTGCAGGGTCGCCGCCACTACAAGTTCGACAGCGCCGGGATGCCGATGCAGGGTCGCACTGTGATCTACATGAACCGCACCATGCTCGAAGTGCTGGACAATCTCGCCACCAACGTCCCCGCTGGCGGCACCGGGATCAACAGCTTCCTGCGCCTCTCGCGCATGGAGATTCAGGGCGAGGAAGTGCTGACGTGGCGCGGTGTTCCGATCCGTGAAACCGACGCTCTTTTGAACACCGAAGCGGCCATCGCTTAATCGCTGCACTGACAGGAAAGGACACTCACATGATCTTCGACAACACCCTGCTCTTCAGTGACGCACAGGCGATCACTGCGAACGCGCCCTCGACCAACGTGGTCGATCTCGGCAACACCGGGACGCCTTATGGCGGGCGCAAGCTCGTGGCCGACTTCGGCAAGGGGAAGAAAATCCCCCTGTTCGTCTTCGTCACCGCGAACTTCAACACGCTGACCAGCCTGACGGTCATTCTGGAAACCGACAGCGTGGAGAACTTCGCAACGCCGAAGGAGGTCGCATCCAAGACCTACCTGCTGGCCGAACTCACCGCTGGCAAGGAACTGTCGTTCCCTGACAGCCTGCTGGAAGGCACCGATGAGCGCTACGTGCGCTTGCGCTATGTTGTCACCGGCACCAACCCCACCACTGGCGCGATCACCGCAGGTGTCGTCGCGGCCCGCCAGACCAACTTCGCGAGGCACTTCTGATGGTAACGAAAGCTGAAGCCAAGGACGAGGGTGCAACCCCTCGTCCGACCGGCAAGAACTCGGAGCAGGATGCTGAGATCGCAGCCCTCAAGGCGCAGATCGAAACGCTGACTGCGATGGTAACGAAGGCACCGAAGGCCGCAGGCGCGCCGACCAGTAAGGCTGCTTCCGAAGCGGTCATCGCCGCGCGCTCGGACAAGCCCAAGACATACCGCGCCTTGCAGGCTGGCACCGATCTCACGCAGGGCTATATCCCTGAAGGGACGGTGTTCACCACCACGCAGCCGCAGGGTTCGTGGATGGAGCCGGTCGAAGACTAATCCCCCTCGGGGGCGTCACGGGGAGGGGGTCGAGAGATAGGAAGCTCTCGGCCCCCTTTTCACAGGAGAGCACCATGCACCAGTCGCGCACCCTCAACTTCACCCGCCAGCCGGTTCGCATCCCACAGCAGCAGCCGCCGCGTGTCGTTCCGCCGCCGCCGCCCGAAGATTCAACACCCGAACCCGATCCCGCATAAGGCCCGCACACAGGAGGCATCATGGCAACCGTCACTCTTCCCCACTTCAACGTGACCCCGACCTTCCAGAACATCGTCGCGACCATCGCAGGCGCTGGCAGCGTGGACGTTAAAATCCAGAATGTCGGCGATGCTGATGTCGAGATCGTCACCAAGGCATCGGGCGGCGCTCCTGACATCGACACGACCACCGGCATGATTTTCCGCCCCCGCGAGAGCTTCACCTTCAACGCTGCGCAGATTTGGGTTCGCACGCGCGGCGGGCGCGGCGGCAGGGTTTCCCTTCTCACCACCTCGTAAGGAGCCGCCGTGAGCACCGCTCTCATCACCGCCTGCAATTCCGCGCTTGGCCGCATCGCCAAAGGGACGATTACGGCGCTCGATGAAGATAGCGTCGAGGCGCGGTATTGCCTGATCTACGCGCCCGAAGTTCTCGACGAAATGGCCGACTGGACGCACTGGCCGGAAATGGTGAAGCGCGTGGCTCTGGCTGGTGTCGAGAACGACCGGCCTGCCGAATGGCTCTACGCCTACGCCAAGCCCGCAGACTACGCCAAGCCCATCGCGATCCGCCGTGTCGAAGAGGACTTGCGCACCGCGCCCGAGTATTCGCCGCCCTTCACCCTGCCTCACCAAGACAGGATGCGCCTCGGCTTCACCGTCGAAGGCGGCAAGGTTTACAGCAACGTCAAGGACGCCACGCTGGTTTACATCAAGAACCAGATGACCGCGAACGACCTGTCGCCGCAGATGCGCCTCGCCTTCGTCACCGAGCTTGCCGCCCGCCTAGCCATCCCCGTTGCCAAGCTGTCCGCCAATCAGGTCGAGCGGCTTGAGCAGAAGGCGATGATGGCGAAGGAGGATGCTGTCGCTGACGCCATGAACGCCAACGACCAGATGATGCCGAACTACAAGTCGTCTGCCGAATGGGCGCGCGAAGGCTTCCTCGAATGAACCCCCGCTATTCATCTGTCAATTTCTCCAAGGGCGAGGTCGGCCCGCAGCTTTATGCGCGGTTCGATGTTGACGCTTGGCAGGCTGGCCTGAAGAAGGCCCGCAACGTCACGATCCTCAAATATGGCGGGCTGACCAAGAGGCCGGGTCATCGGTTGGTCGCCGAGGTGTTGAATGACAGCGAAGAGCAGCGGCTTATCCCGTTCGAGTTCTCGCTCGACCAAACCTACGTGCTTGAGTTCGGGCAGGGGTATGCCGCCCCGATGGCGCTGGGTGGCCGCGTGCTTGAGGAAGCGCTGGCCATCACCGCGATCACCGCTGCCAGCACGGCGCAGATCACTGCTGCGTTTCATGGGTATCTGGTGGGCGAAGAGGTCTATATCGACGGCCTGACCGGCACGATGGGCGCTCTGCTGAATGGCAGGTTCTGGACTGTTCTAACTGTCCCGACCGACAGCACCTTCACCATCGACGCAGACACGACCGGCATGGTTTTTGTGGCCGACACTGGCGGGATCACGCGCATCGAAGAGCCTGACCCCGAGCCGACAGTGCCGGTGCCGCCTCCGCCGCCAATCCCGACCCCGCCGCCCACAACGCCGCCCTATGATGAGCGGCCCCTGCCACCCGGCGCGGAGGTTCCCTGATGCCAGTCTATCGCGTTTACCGCGCAGCCACCCCCTACAATGGATCACAGCTTGCCGAGGTGGACTACGAGCAGACCACCGACACGGTGTATCTGGCGCACCTCGACCATGCGCCGGGAAAGCTGGTGCGCTCGGATCACGCAAGCTGGCTCTACTCGGCACTGACCTTCGGGCCTGACATCGCCGCGCCGACCGGCTGCGATGCGACCGCGACTATGCCGAACACAGATAGCGCGAACAGCGGCGACAATTACTTCCCGCAGCCCGCCACCTATGTCGTCACCGCCCTCAACGATGACACGGGGCAGGAGAGCCGCGCCTCGAACGCAGACACCGCGACCAATGATCTTACGCTGAAGCGCAACTACAACACGGTGTCGTGGGCTGCGGTTTCGGGCGCAACCCGTTACAATGTTTACAAGGCCGACAACAACCAGTTCTTCGGCTACATCGGCACGACCGAAGACCTGCAATTTCGCGACGACAACATTGGCCCCGCACTGGATCGCGCACCGCCGCGCGCTGAAAACCCCTTCCCCGGCACAGACGATTACCCCTCGACGGTCTGCCTGCACCAGCAGCGGGCGCTGTGGGCGCGCACGCGTAACGTGCCGAACGGCATTTGGGGGACGCGCATCGGGATCAACCAGCTTGAGAACTTCGACCGCGCCATCCCCGCGCAGGCCGATGATGCGTTCTCGATGGCGATTGTGTCCAGTCAGGTGAACCCGGTGAACCAGCTTGTGTCCACCACCAGCCTGATTGCCCTGACCACTTACGGCCTGTTCAACATCGACGGCGACGGCAATGGCGGGGTCATCACTGGCAACTCGCCGCCCGCCGCGCGCAAAGAGATCGGCAGAGGTGCCACACGCCTTCGCCCGCTCGCCATCGACAACGCCGTGTTCCACACGTCAGCGGTGGGATATGCGGTGCGCGCTATCGGCTACAGCTTCGAGCTTGACGGCAACCGCTCGTACGATTGGGCCTATGCCGCAGAGCCGCGCTCGATCATTTGGGCGGTGCGCTCTGATGGCAAGCTGCTCGCCTTCACATGGGAGCAGGAGCAGAACGTGTGGGGCTGGACGCTGTGCGAGACGCAGGGGCTTTACAAGGGCGTGGCAGTCGTCACCGAGCAGGGCGAGGATCGGGCCTACTTCATCGTCGAGCGCGTCATCAACGGCGTGACCAAACGGTTCGTCGAGCGCATGGCCTCGCACCTGTGGGAGAATGTCGAAGACGCCTGCTGGCTCGATTGCTCTGTGTCTGGCAGCTTCGAGACGCCGCGCGGCCTGTTCGGCGGGCTGTGGCATCTTGAGGGCGAAGAGGTGGCGGTGCAGGCCGACGATGCCGTTTACGCTGGCCTGACCGTTGTGAATGGCGAGGTCACACTCCCCGAAGGCGTCACTGCCAGCAAGGTCACAATCGGCCTGCCCTACAGCGTGCTCGTTCACACCCTACCCTACCGCGTCACCGGCCAGCAGGGCAGCAACCTCGGGCGCAGGCAGCAACCGGGCGATCTTGTGCTTCAGCTTCGCCAGACCAGCAACATCAGGGCTGGCATCCCCGGCAAGCCCTATGCGGTCAAGCAGACGCTCGGCAACGCTGGCTCGGCCTTGGGCTTGCTCGACGGGACGACCGACACCATCACCACGGCCAATAAGGCTGGCGAGGACGTGGAGATCGTGATTGAGCAGACCCTGCCATCGCCGTTCGAGCTTCTGGCAATCGCCGTCGAGCCTCTCGTTTCAGGATGAACACCCGCATCAGGATTGTCCCAGCCCGCCCTGTCCATGTGAACCGCATCGCCAACCGGATGCGCGAGATCGACGAGAGGGAATGTCTGGCAATGGGCCGCACCGGCAAGCAGGCGCTTCGCGCTGGCATCGCCCGCTCGATCCGCGCGTGGACTGCGCTGGTGGACGGCCAGCCTGAAGCGATGTTCGGCGTGGTGATCGAGAGCGCATTGGGCGGTGAGGCAATCCCGTGGTTCCTCGGAACCGACGAGGTTTACCGGCATGGCCGCGAGCTTCTGATGTGGGGGCCGGGGATCATCGACCGGCTGCATGATTCAAGGTTGACCCTGCGCAACCTAGTGTCCAGCGAGAACCGACGCGCGATCCGGCTGCTTGAAAAGTGGGGCTTCGAGATCAGCGCCGACGAGCAGGAGATCAGAGGCATCATGTTCCGTCAGTTCACCAAGGAGCCTTCCTGATATGTGTGGCCCCGCCGCCCTTGTGCTTGGCGCTGCTGCCGTTTCGGCTGTAGGCTCTGTCGTGGGCGGCATGGCCGCGAACGCGCAGGGCAAGTATCGAGCCAAGGTCGCCGAGGCCAACGCCTCGAACGAGCGCGAGAATATCCGCATGGAGCAGGATCGCACCAACCGCGAAGCCCTGCTGCACTACCGCAAGGTCGCGCAGTTGAAGGGTGAGCAGCGGGCGGCTGCTGCGGCCAATGGCGTGAGCACCGACTTCGGCACCGCGCAGGACATCGTGACTGACACCAACACGCTCGCCCGCGAGGATGCGCGCAACATCTACGGGCAGGGGTTCGAGAGCGTGCGCGGCATGGATCGCACGGTGTCGAACTTCGTTGGCGAAGGCCGTGCAGCGCGAGCAGCAGGTAAGGGCGCGCTGATCGGTTCGTTCTTCGAGGCCGGAAGCACGGCCCTTGGTGGCGCTGCGCAATACAAGAAGATGAAGGAGGGCTGATGCGCGCCCCCTCCTATCAGTCACAGACCAACGCCCCGAGCGGTTCGCAGGTGCGCCTGCAAGCGGCTGATAATGGCGGTGGCGTAGCGGGCGGAATTGCGCGTGGGCTTCAGTCTGCCGCGCGCGGGATCGGCCAGTATGCCGAGGCCGAGTTCGCGATCCAGCAGAAGCACAACGACATTCACGCCCGTAAGCTGAAGCTCGAATGGCAGCGTGAGGTGCAGCCGCTGCTGTCCGAATACGGCGCGATGAGGGGTGAGGATGCGATTGCTCGCGCCGCCCCTCTGCGCGAACAGATCACCAAGCTGCGCGACACATATGCCGAGCGCGCAGGCAACCCGAAGATGCGGGAAATGTTCTCGCTCGACACCGAGGCAGACCTTCTCCGGTTCGACGGCAACATCATCGACTATTCGACCAAGCAGCAGTTTGAAATGGACTTGGGTGTCACCAAGTCGGAGCTTGAACTGTTCCAGCAGCAGGCCGCGTCGAATTGGGCAAACCCGCTTGAGCACGAGCGCTCGCTGGCTGATGTCGGCAGGGCGTCGGCGCGCGTGTCGGACATTCTCGGCGAGGCACCGGAGCTTGCCAAAGTGCGTGCGCTTGAGGACAAGTCGAGCGCCCATATGTCGGCGATGACCGCGATGGCGAGCGATCCGGCCTTCCTCGAAGGCGACATGATGGCTTACTTCGACCGCTTCGAGGATGAACTCACGGTCGATCACGCGAACAAGGCGCGCTCTGCCCTTCAGGTTCCCATCCGCAACAGGTGGGCTGATGGCGAGTTTGCCAGCATTGTCAGCGGTGCCTCTCCCGCTGCTGACGCGGATGCCGGGGGCGGGGTTTCGTCTTCCGCCCCCACCGGCACCGCACCCCTTCAGCGCCCTGTCGATGCCGCGCTTGGCTCGGACTTCGCAAGGCACCGCACACGCGGCTCTGCCGGTGCGGACTATCCCGCGCCCGCTGGCACCGCGATCAAGTCGGTCGCGGAAGGTGAGGTGATCGAGGCTGGCTACGGCAAGACCGGCGGCAACTACGTCCGCATTCGCCACGCTGACGGCTCCATGACCTCCTACATGCACATGGGATCGCCCTCGCCCCTCAAGACTGGCGACCGTGTTACACGCTCCACCGTAATCGGCTCTGTCGGCTCTACGGGCCGCTCGACTGGCCCTCACCTGCATCTTGAGGTGAAGGACGCCAGTGGCGCGCAGGTTGACCCCGAGGAATACCTCAAGGGGTCGGTGCCGCTTGGCACGCCAGATGACCCGCGCCAGTGGGATCGCGCAGGCATCTTCAGTGAGATCGACCGCCGCGAGGCCGATGGCAAATACACGCCGGAGCAGGCTGAATACCTGCGCGAGCGGGCCGACAAGCGCATCCGCCGCGACGAGCAGTTGATGGATCAGGTCGCCTCCGACGCCAAGGAGCGCGCACAGGCGTGGCTGGTGGAGAACCTTGAGGGCTTCACCGACATCAGCCAGATGCCCGCCGACATTCGCGACGACTTCACTCCGGCCATGACGCTTCAGTTCATGGGCGTGGCGCGCACGAACCGCGCGTCACGGGAAAAGGCGCAGGCCGATACCGGCGCAGACAGCTATCTGAAGGGGCTGAAGACCTTGCAGCCTGACAGCTTCATTGAGGCCGACCTCACGCAGTATGCCGGGATGCTGACGCCCAAGCAGTTCGCCGCCTATGCCACGCAGCAGATCGAAATGAAGCAGAAGCGCGAGCAGGGCGTGCTCGACTATGCGCCCGCCGCCACGATCAAGGAAACCATCAGCCGCATGGCTTCGCTGGACGGCACCAAGTTCAAGCCCGACGAGGTGGCCGACATCGCAGCCTTGATCGAAGAGCGCTCCAACGCCTTCCTGAAGGAGAACAAGGGCAAGCTGCCGGAGAAGGCAGACTACGAGGACTTCTACCGCTACGCCACCGGCACGGTCACGGTCACGCGCTCACGCGGGATCGACAACTTCTTCATGGGCGGCACACAAACCGGCGTGCCTCGCTACAAAAGCGATCTGGAAACCGAGCGCGCCCGCACCACTGTCGATCAGCAGCGCATCGAGCGCGCCCGCGCACGCGAGCGCAATCGCAACATCGAAGGGTTCCGCGCCTCGTTCTTCCGCAAGTATAATCGGATGCCGAACGCGGCAGAGCTTGACGCGGGCCTCGCGAGCCTTGAGCAGTAGCGCATGGCAACCGATCCCTTCGCAGCCCTTGAGAGCCTGAACCCTCTGGCGCGGCAGCGCACACAGCCGACCCCTGCCGAAATGCAGCCTGACGACACACCGGGAATGGATCGGTTCGACCGCGCCGTGCAGGCGGTGGACGAGCAGAAGAAGCGCGAGGAAGTGCGCCGTCTTCAGGAGACGCCAGCCGACCAGAAGCGCCGCACGCAGGTTGCACGCGATCTTGGCATGAAGCCCTCGGAGATCATCGACCTTGGCCGCGCCGAGCACGCGCTGAAGATCAAGCGCCAGATGGAAGAGCGCGAGAAATACCCCGCCATCGCCAAGCTGTTCGACGAGAAGCCCGATCTGGCCTCCGTCATGCTCGGCAACGAGGAAGAGCTTTCGGGCATCGGCGCTTTGTGGGACTTCTTCAGCAAGGCACCGGGCCGCACATACGAGGTGGGCGCGCGCGTGGTTGGCACGCAGGCGCAGTCGATTTCGCAGGAAGTGCAGGAAACCGTTCTGCCCTTTTTCGCTGAGGTCAACAAGGTGCAGGCCCGCCTGACCGGCGTGCCGGACAACATTCGCGATGCCGAAGAGTTTGCAGCGGGCGTTGATAGCTGGATCGCTGAGGGCCGCAGGCGCATCGCCTTCAGTCAGGAGGAGGTTGCCCGCCAGCGCGAGGTCTATGGGTCAAGCAACTATTGGGCGAACGCAGCCCTTCAGGGCTTGGACAGCATCCCCGCCTCGTTCCTCGCAGGCGCTGCCACCATCGCCACCAGAAACCCGAATGTCGGCGCGGCTCTCATGGGCGTTGGCGTCGGCGCAGAGAGCGTGCAGTCGGCCAAGGCCAAGGGGCTTTCGGGCATTTCTGCCTACGCCTATGGTATCACGCAGGGTTCGGCAGAGGCTGTGTTTGAGCGCGCCCCGATGGGCGAATTGCTGAAGCTCGGTGGCCGAGGCTTCCTGTCTGGCGTCGGCAAGTTCCTGCTGAAAGAGGTTCCCGGCGAACTCGCCACGACCACGGTGCAGTCATTCACCGATTGGGCGATGCTCCCTGAGAACCGGGGCCGCGCGTTTGGCGATTGGGTTTCGGGCCTGCCGGAAGAATACTTGCAGACCGTTATCGGGACTGTGGTGGGTGGCGGCGCGCAGGCATCAGCCTTCAAGGCTCTCGACGTGGGCGTGCAGCGTGCCGAGCGGTTCGTGCGCCAGCGTGATGCGCAGCGCCAGATGGCGGCTATCGGCAAGTTTGAGGGCGACTTCCTCGACCGGCTTGGCGGTCAGCTTGCGAGCAGCACGCTGCGCACCGAAGACCCTGAAGCCTTTGCGCAGTTGATGCGCGACTTCGCCACGGATCGCGGCGTTTCGACCGTGCTCATTCCGGGCGAGGCGGTGCGCGACTACCTGCAATCCAGCGCGTTCGAGGGCGAGAACGACCCCCTCGCCCCCTATCAGCAGGCCGCGCTCGAAGCTGCCGCCGCTGGCAATGACATCGCGCTACCGATTGAGACGGCCTTGACCGCGCTCCCCGGCTCGAAGGCATGGGAAGCCCTGAAGGACGATATGCGCCTGACCGCTGGCGGCATGAGCCGCCGTCAGGCTGAAGCCCTTGAAGCCAGCGAAGAGGCGATGCTCGAAGAGTTCCGCCAGACCGCCGAGGCGACCGACAGCAAGGCCAAGAAGGAAGGCACCGCCCGCGAGGCGCGGCTCGCCAAGATCACGACCAAGCTCGAAGAGGACGGTGGCTTCGCCCCGGCTGAAGCTGCACGTCAGGCCGAGCTTCTGGTGGCCCGCATGACAACCCGCGCCGCACGTATGGGCCGCGACGATGCTGCTGTGGATCAGGCTGTCGATAGCCTGTCGATCAGGCAGGTGATGCCACCCGAACTTCAGCGTGCTATGGCCGCGCAGGAGCAGGACATGGTGCTTGCCGCAGTGCGCGGGAACACCAAGGGCAGCACCAGTCGCGCCCGCGCCGCCGCAGCCGAATTGACGGCTGTGCTAAAGCGTCAGGGCTGGACGCCCGAGCAGCTTTCGGACGAGCAGCTTGGTCAGGTAGTTGAGCGGCTTGCCGCCGCAGGAGCGAATGATGGACGTGAATACCGAGCAGACGCAGGCCCCGGACAGTTTGGACGTGAACTCGCCGGAGACGGAAGAGCACGGGATCGCGATGGAGCAACGCAGGCGCTCGATGGCGCTCCACAGGTCGAAGGCGCGACCGGCCCCGACCTCGAACTCGCCAGCGTAGCCGAGAGCTATGCGGCGGCTGCGGGCATCCCGTTCGCCCGCCAAGCAGAATATGCCGCCGTCGATCCCGAGTTCGCCGCCCGCATCGCGGAAGCCTACGAGGGGATGGAGCACGCGCCTGAAGACCCCGCTGTAGCCGAAGCCTATGCCGACCTCATCCGCCAGACCACGGCGCAGTATGAGGCGTTGGTTGAGGCTGGCTACGTATTCACGTTCTTCGACGAGGCGACCGACCCCTACGAGGGCAACCCGTGGAACGCGATGCGCGATCTTCGGGAGAACAAGCGCATGGCCGTGTTCGCCACGCGCCCGCTTGCGGCTGAAGAGCAGCGCACGCTGTCAGGATTGACCGATGATGAGGTCGGGGTAATCACCTCTGCCATCTATGACGGGGCAGCGACTGAAGGTGGCGTAAAGGTTGCCCTGACCGACACCGAAAAGGCGTTGCTTGCGTCGGTTGGCATCACCGTTCAGCGAAGCGGGGTTATTTCCGATGACGATGTGGCGACACTGGATGACGAGCGCGCACTAAGGATCGCTCGCGGCAAGGCTGATGCGCCTGCATCCAGTTTTGGGTCGAGCGACTTTGACGCCACCGGCAACCCGCTGCTCGCCATGACCGAATACCAGTGGGCTGACCAGAATGGTGTGATGCACCCGGTCACGGCCAACGACCTGTTCCGCGCCGTGCATGACGCCTTCGGCCACGGCCTTGAGGGCGCAGGCTTCCGCGCACGCGGCGAAGAGAACGCATGGCAGGCACACGCCCGCTTGTTCACTGGCCCCGCGCTTGCGGCGCTGACCACCGAGACGCGCGGCCAGAATAGCTGGCTGAACTTCGGCCCGTTCGGCGAGCAGAACCGCAACGCCAGCGTTGAAGAGACAACTTTTGCCGACCAGAAGACCGGCCTGCTCCCCTCGTGGGCGTGGACGGAAAACGTGGTGCCTGATATGGAGCGCGACTATGAGCAAGCTACCGCCGAACGACTTGGAGAGCGTGGAGACGTATCTGGCATCGGTGATGTCGGCGTCGATGCTCGCACAGTCTTCCCCAAGCTCGACCGCCCGCCCGTCAACGAAGACGGCACGGTCACGCTCGACCACTTCACGGGCGAAGAAGGACTAACCCAAACCGACCCCGCAGCGTGGGGGCGCTCGGGCAAGTTCCTGCCCGATAGCGAGCGCGCGCGCATCGGCACCGCGCCGGGGCGCACCTACTTCGGGATTGCCACGCAGCGCGGCGGCTATGTCAATGAGTTCCAGAGCGGCAAGCATCCGCGCTCCCAAAAGCCTATCCAGCGCGTCTCCGCGCGCATCCCGTTCGACCGCCTCTACGACATGTATGGCGACCCCGATGGTCTGAAGGCGATTGGGCGCGCTCTACCAAAGAACGAGCAGGGCAAATACATCTACAAGGGCAAGCCGGTCGATGGCGTGTCGCTGCTCGAACTACTCATTCAGGACGCAGGCTACGCCGGTTACTGGACGCCCGCGATTGGCCTGACCGCCGCCGTCTTCGAGCCGGTCGAAGTGTTGCCGTATGACGCGGCGCGCGATGATTATACGCCAGCAGGGATGCGCGAGTTCGAGCAGGCCACCATTTTCTACTCTGCCCTTGAGCGAGCCGCTGAAGCGGTAAAGACCGAGCGCGCGCCTGCCGCGCAGTGGATCGCGACCCTCAAGAACGCACCCGGCGTGAAGGCCGAAGAGCTTGAGTGGACTGGCATCATCGACTGGCTGGAAGCGCAGACCGGCGTAATCGAGAAGTCGGCAGTTCTCGACGGCATCCGTCGCGGCGGCGTGGTGGTGAGCGAGATCGAGCTTCGCAACATGACCGAAGACGACCTCGACACCGCCCTCATTGATGAGCGGGTGTGGGATCAGGACGACAACTTCTACGTCTATTATGAGCGCCAGTATGTAGCCGCCGAGGTCGAGGTTGAGGAAGAGGTGGATGGCGAGACAGAAACCATCACCAAGTTTCGCGTTGAGGATCGGTATGGCGACCCCGTGGAAGAGACGCTTTACGACGATCAGGACGAGGCCGACGAGGCCGCAGTGGAGCTTGACCAAGAGGGGCCACAGGCCGAGGCATACGCTGAATGGGCGAACGAGGTTCGCCAGCAGATAGTCAACGATATGCTGGAAAGCGGTCAGGCATCTGGCGGCGTGCAATGGTCAGAATATGCCAAGCGCGGTAGCAGCCCGAGCTACCGCGAACTGCTCATCACGCTGCCGCCAATGCGCGGCACCGGGAACCCGACCGAAGCGGGGCCAACGCACTTCGATGGTCAGGCTGGCGAAGACCTTTCGGGTGAAGGCATCATTGCTCATGCCCGCTTTGCGGACGCTCGCGGGCCGAACGGCGAGCGCATCCTGTTCTTGGAAGAGGTGCAGTCTGACTGGCACCAGCGCGGCCTCAAGGAAGGCTATGATGTCGAGGCCGACCCCAAGGTTCTTGCTGACGCGCAGGAGAAGTTCGATCAGGCCCGCAAGGCGCTGACAGCCGCCGTTGCCGAACTGGCTGACCTTATTAAGGCCCCCGTCACCGCCACCGACATTCTCGCGCCCGACCTTATTGCGGAAAAGCCGGGGGTCGCCGAAGCCGTGGCGAAGCGCGACAAGGCTCTCAATGAGCAGGCCGACTCGCGCGAGTATCTGGAGGCCATTGAAAATGGCGCTGACCCCGAGACGTTTCTCAAGGCCCGCGCAGCGATGCGGGATGCCGAGAAGGGGGCCGAAGAGGCTGAAGCTGCGGTGCAGCGCGATTATGTCGAGGCCGCGCGACCGGCGATGCTTGCTTTGGCGGAATGGCTTGATGAGCGCGTGGCGTGGGGGCCGGGTGGCGGGCCTTTGCGTGCGCTGCAAGGCGACACAAGGCTGAACCCCTCCGACATTAACTACTTCTATGCGACGATGAAGCAGGCGTTCGCCAACAACTCCGAAGAGGAGAGGCAGCAGGGACTGCCGCTTCTCACTGCGGCGACCGACGCGATTGCCAACGAGAAGGCGGCGAAGGCGCGAGCTGCGGACGAAGAGGCGTCACAGGCAGAGCGGCTGCGTCAAACCGAGTTCCACATGGCGAAGCGCGGCGGCGACATTCCTGACGCGCCGTTCAAGAAGACGTGGCCGGAACTTGTGATGAAGCGCATGATCGCTTGGGCGTCGGCAAATGGCTATGACCAGATCGCGTGGATCAAAGAGGGAGAGCAGAACGCTGGCCGCACACGCGACAGCGTGGACTGGTTCTACGGTCGCAACCTGCCGAACATGACGAACAAACTGCTGAAGCCCTACAAGGCCAAGGTTCGCCCGCTTCGCGTCGATGGCAACACGCCCGCGCCGATGGGGCGACTGCAAGAGATCGAAGATCGACTGAAGGAGATCGGCAACGCACAGGGACTTGTCGTAGAGGCTTACCGCCTGACGCAAGACTACAGCACAGACCTTGCCCGCTCCGAACTTCAAGAAAAGTGGACTGCCGCGCGGGAGCGGGTGGAGCGCAACTACGAACAAGAAATGGGGTTTGTTCGGGCGAACCAGCTTATAATAGACGAGACGAAGGCGGAACTCGACGCGCTGACCGATGAGGATAGCGGGCGCGCTCCGACGCTGAAGGGCTTGGTCGAGACTTACGAGTTCCGGCGCGACAGGGCGCAGGAGCACGCGACCAATCACAAGCTGATGCTCGAAAACAGCGCCGACTTCGACGCCTTGTGGGGGATGGCGATGGAGGCGGTTGCGCTTATGAATGAGCGCGACGACCTGAAGAAAGGTGCCCCCACCAACCTCGGCTTCGACATCACGCCGGAGCTTCGCGAGGCATCGGCTGGCGGCTTCCCGCTGTTCCAGCCCGACCACAAGAATATGCCGCGAGGCCGCATCCTGTTCCCCGGCAACGACGATCAGGGCGCAGTGATTGAACTGTTCCAAGGCCGCGACCTCTCGACCCTCATCCACGAAAGCTCGCACCTGTGGCTTGAGGAACTGAAGGCCGACGCCGCCGATCCCAACGCGCCGGAGCAGGTGAAGCGCGACTGGCAGATCGTGCTCGACTGGTTCAAGGCCAACGGTCACGAGGTCAAGAACGGCATCATCCCGGTCGGTGCTCACGAAATGTGGGCGCGCGGCGGCGAGAAGTATATGCGCGAGGGCAAGGCTCCGAGCGTGGGCCTGAAGCGCGCCTTCGAGACGTTCCGTGGCTGGCTGACCAACCTCTACAAGACCGTGCGCGGCCTCAACTCGCCCATCACGCCCGAGATCAGGGAGGTGTTCGACCGCCTGCTCGCGACCGACGCCGAGATCACCGAAGCGCGGGCGATGCAGGGCATGGACGCGCTGTTTAACACGGCGGTCGAGGCCGGTATGTCGCCCGACGAGTTCGCCAACTATCAGGAGCAGGTGGCGTCCTCCCGCGCCGAAGCGCAGGGCAAGGTGCTCGAAAAGGCGATGGCCGACATTGCCCGCCGCGAGACACGGCTCGGCAAGGAGCGCCGCCGCCAGATCAAGGATCAGGTCAGCGCCGCGATTGAGGACGCCCCGCTGTTCAAGGCGCTGGCCGTCCTGCGCGAAGAGCGCATGGATCGCACCGCGCTGGTTGAGCGGTTCGGCGAGGACGTGGTGGGCCAGCTTCCGAGCCGCGTGCCGCCGCTCTACGCCGAGGGCGGGGTCGATCCCGAGATCATCGCCGAGCGCGCAGGGTTCAATTCTGCCGAGGCAATGGTGAATGCAATGGTGGCCGCAGAGGCCGACCAGAAAGCGGCGAAGGAAGGCGGCGACAAGCGCAGCCTGAAAGCCCGCATGATCGGCCAGATGACCGACGCCGCGATGGCTGCGCAGTATGGCGACACCATGACGCCCGAGCAGATGCGCGAGGAAGCTCTCGATGCCGTGTCGAACGACCGGCAGGGCGAGGTCATTGCTTCCGAGATCGCCGCGCTTGCACGCAAGACCGGCAAGGGGCCGACGCCCTATCGGATGGCCCGCCAGTGGGCGCGCACGCGCGTTCGTCAGGGAACCTTCGTGGCCGAGGCGTCGAAACAGGCGCTTGAACGTCACCGCCGCGCCATCGCCGCTGCTGGCCGCGAGGCAGAGCAGGCGCTCATCGCCGGTGACATGGAGGCGGTCTATCGTGCCAAGCAGAAGCAGATGCTGTCCCGCGCCCGCATGGATCGCATCGCCAAGGCGCGCACCATGAAGAGCGTCGATCAGGACTACCTCGAACAGGCGCACACCCTGCTCGAAGAGGTAGAACTCAAGCAGCGCACGCAGCGCAGCATTGACCGCTTCGAGGCATGGTCGGCGTGGGTGAAGGAACAGGAGGCTGGTGGCCGCGAGGTCATGGTGCCTGACACCTTCATGGCGCAGCTTGGGAACACCAACTGGACGCGCCTGCCGGTCGAGCAGTTGCTCGGTCTGGACGCCACTGTGAGGCAGGTGATCCACTTCGGGCGCATGAAGCAGACCCTGCTCGATAACCGCGACCGCCGCGACTACGAAGAGGTCAAGGCCGAGATCAAGGCGACCGCCGCGCTGGTCGGCAAGAAAGAGCCGAAGAGCGACTTTGCCGAACCGGGTTGGTGGGATAGCATCAAGGGCGGGGTGGCCTCGCTCGACGCTGCGCTGCTGAAGGCCGAGACGCTGTTCGACTGGCTCGACAACGGCGACCCCGATGGCGTGTTCAACCGCTATGTGTTCCGCCCCATCGCCCGTGCCGCAGGGCGCGAGGCTGATATGCTGCGCGACTTCTACACCCGCCACAAGGCGAACCTCGAAGCGATCCCTGCGAGCACGCTGAAGACGTGGGCGCAGAAGATCAACACCGGCTGGATGGAGCGTAAGACCGGCCAGCCGCTCGTGCTGTCGCGCCAGCAGGTGATTGCGATGGCCTTGAATTGGGGCAACGCAGGGAACCGCCAGCGCCTCGTGGACGGCTACGGCCTCAACGAGATCGGCGTCGAGAACTTCCTGATGGACACCCTGACCGCCGAGGAATGGGCATTCGTGCAATCCTCGTGGGATTTGATCGGCGAACTGTGGCCCGAGATCGCGGCGATGGAGCGCCGCGTGAATGGGGTGGAGCCTGACAAGGTTGAGCCGATCACCTTCAATACGCCGCACGGGCCGATGCGCGGCGGCTACTACCCTGCGATCTACAACACGCAGATCGACCGCAAGGCGCAGCGTCATGCCGACCAGAGCGACGACCTGATGAATGCCAAGACGGTCAGGGCGACCACCACCTCGTCAGCAACCAAGGAGCGTTCCGAGACGGTCAAGCGCCCGATCCTGCTCGACCTCGGTGTGATCCCGCGCCACATGGGCGAGGTGATCCACGACATCACGCACCGCGAGGCGGTCATTCAGGCGTATCGCTTGCTCAACGACCCCGAGGTGCTTGACGAGATCGACAGCGTGCTCGGGCGCGAATACTCCGAGCAGCTTGTGCCGTGGGTCAAGTATGTCGCGAATAGGTGGTCGAACGAGCGCAGCGGCAACGAGGGTTGGTCGAAGTTCTTTGGTAAGCTGCGCGCGAACGCAACTGTCGTGGGCATGGGCTTCCGGTTTACGACCATGATGACGCAGCTTGCTGGCTACTCGAACTCTATCGAATATGTCGGCGAGAAGCAGATGGCGCAGGCCATCGCCCGCTTTGGCGCAAGCCCTGTCGAGACGACCACGTTCGTCCGCGAGAAGTCTGCCGAAATGCGCAACCGCTTCGACACGCTCGACCGAGACATCAATCAGGAGATCAGGCGCTCTGTCATGCCGACCGTGGCTGGCGGTGCGATCAAGTCTGCCTCGTGGGTGAAGGTTCATGCCTTCCACGGCATCGGCTACATGGACATGGTGGTGTCGGTGCCGACATGGCTCGGTGCTTACAACAAGGCGCTTGAGGCCGGGGCGAACGAAGAGCAGGCAATCTATCAGGGCGACAAGGCCGTGCGCCTGTCGCAGGGGTCGGGTGACGCGAAGGACTTGGCTGCGGTGCAGCGCGGCACGGGGCCGTGGGGCGAGGCGCTGAAGCTGATGACCATGTTCTACAGCTACATGAGCGCGTTCTATCAGCGCCAGCGCCGTCTCGGGCGGGATGCTGGCAAAGCGATGAGCGAACGCGACCTTGCTGCTCTGCCGGGTTTGATCTCGCGCGCTTGGTGGCTGCTGGTGGTGCCGCCGCTGATGGCTGAAATCCTGTCGATGCGCGCGCCGGAAGAGGATGAGGAATGGACGTGGTGGGCGTTCGAGAAGATGATGTCGCAGATGCTCGGCCCGATCCCCGTGGTGCGCGATCTGTGGTCGCCGGTCTATGCCCGCATCACCGGCCAGCCGAGCTTCGGCTATCGGTTTACTCCGGCGCAAGGCGCGTTTGAAACAGGCATCAATGTCGCTGGCGATATTGGCAACGTGGCGCAGGGCGAAGAGACAACGCGGATGACCCGCAACGTGCTTGAGCTTGTCGGCTTCTCGACCGGACTGGTGCCGGGGCAGGTGGCCTCGGCCACGCAGTTCATCGTGGACGTGTCCGAAGGCGAGCAAGACCCGCAGACCGCAGGCGACTGGTTTACTGGCCTGACCAAGGGCAAATTGCCCGAAGAATGATTCATCTTACAGGGCGCTGCCGGTAGGCAAGGCTCAAAGGAGCGCCCATGCCCGTCAGCACCACCAATGCGATCTCTGGCCCGCTGCTCGCAAACGGCCTGACCACGACATTCCCCTTCACTTTCACCGCACCCACGGCTGCGGAGGTGCAGGTGATCTCGCGCAACATCGCGACCGGCGTGGACACGATCATCACGAGCGGCTTCAGCGTGACCCTGACCAGCGGCGGCGGTGGCTCGGTGGCGTTTGATGTGGCACCGGCAACCGGGACGCAGATTTACCTCAAGCTCAACCCGCTCTTCACGCAAGACGTTGAGATCGCCAATGGCTCGAAGATCAACGCAGCAGACCTCAACCGCATGGCCGACCGCGCGGCGGCGCGCGATCAGTGGCTGAAGCACGAGGTTGATCGGGCGCTCAAGGTCGCCGAGGGCGGCGTCGCCTTGGTGGTCGGCGAGATTACCGAAGGCCAAGCCCTCTTCCGCAGTGGCGACAGGCTGATCGGCCAGAGCGTTGCCACCCTTGCCGAAAGCATTGTCACTGCTGCTGTCGCCGAGATCGAGGCCGAGATTGGCGTGGATCGGGACGCGGCTGCGGCCAGCGCGGCGGCTGCTGCGGGATCGGAAAGTGC